CAAGTATGTTAACTCATACGATAAGGATACTGAGGCACAGTACTGGATCAAGTTCAAGCATGGGTACACAGCAGGTAAACTACTGCGTGTCAAAGAGGAGGCAGCAGCATCATGAGCATGGGGTTTAAGATTTGTAATCACTGTGGTGATGGCGAGGCTGAAGCCTTGTATGCTGTAGGTGATGAGGTTGTGTGGTACTGCAACGAGTGCCAAGCAGAATGGCATGAGCCTGTTGCGTATGACAACAGACCTGACTACGACATGAACGAACTGAGGTATTTAAATTGAAAATCTATCTTGCAATTTTAGGTTTACTTCCAGTGCTTCTTGTGGTATTTATAACTATATCTTCACTCATAACTTTATTGGGGGAAAAACGTGGCAACACTAGAAGAACAGATCGAACTAGAAAGACAGATGCTACAGGCAGGTGTCGATAGATACCAGCACAACACTAACAAGCTACTAGAGAAGGGCATTGAGAGTAACACTCAGCATGGCAGGGCAGCTATTGCTGGTATCGTAAACGCACTAGCCGATGGGGTAACAGATATACAAAAGGACACCACATCCAACCGTGATATTGCCAAGAAAAAATTAAGCGGGATGGATGCACACAAGGTAGCCTACCTCACTCTGGTTTCAGTGGTTGATGAAGTGTCAAAGCACTACACTCTAACCAAGGTAGCACGTATCGTAGGGATGAACGTGGAATTACAGAAGCGTTTGACCCAGTGGATTGAGTCGGATGGTAAGCCAGCCAAGCTGCTTATCAAGAAGGCTAACGAAAAGAGTAGCAAGCTGCACAAGAGGCAGGGCTTGGTTCACAAGCTTAACTCAACAGAGCAGAAGGAAACTGAATGGACTAACGAGGAACGTATCCATGTGGGCATGAGGCTCATTGATAAGGTCATTGTCAAGACAGCACTGGTCAAGCTAAGTAAGCATAGACAACGCAACAACAAGACAGTCACCTACCTTGAGGCTACGCCCGACACTCTTGAGTGGGTCAGGAAGTTCAACCTATATCAAGAGACCAAGCGTCCTCGCTATGCACCATCAATCATTCCACCCAAGGATTGGGTAGATGTAGTAGGTGGTGGGTATCACAGCGAGGCTATCAACGACTTACCATTAGTGAGGGTACATTGAAACAGAACAGTAAACTATACCTAGACCGACTGTCCCAGCAGGACATGAGCCTTGAGTACAAAGCTGTCAATGGTTTGCAGCGTACACCTTGGACTATTGATACTCAGGTACTACAGGTCATGCGTCAGGCATGGGACAGTGGACAGGAGTGGGCTGGTCTACCACCTAGGTTTGACCTAGACCTACCAGCCTACCCATTCGACAAAGACCCACAAGACTTGAGTGATGAGGAGAGAAACGTATACAAGGACTGGGCTAAGAACCGTAGTCGTATCTATACACACAACGGTAAGTCTATGTCACGCAGGATACAGGTGGAGAGGACGCTTCAGATTGCAGAAGAGTATGCTAAACATTCAGAGTTCTACTTTGTATGGCAGCTAGACTTCAGGTCACGCAAGTATCCTGTCGAGTCTTTCATGTCACCACAGGTGGCTGACTGGGGTAAGGCATTGTTATTGTTCAACAATGGTTTCCCTATCAATAATGCTGCTGATGCAGACTGGCTTGCTATTCATGGTGCAAACCTATTTGGTAACGACAAGGTGTCCTTTGCTGATCGTATTGCGTGGGCATGGAACAACGAGGAGGACATTGTTAAGTGTGCTGAGAACCCACTAGACTATCTATGGTGGACTACAGCAGACAAGCCTTGGCAGTTCCTAGGCTGGTGCTTTGAGTGGTATGGCCTACTGCGTGAGGGTTGGGGATACTACACACACCTACCATGCAGCGCAGATGGTAGCTGTAATGGACTGCAACATCTATCAGCCATCCTACTAGATGAGAAGGGTGGCAGGGCTACTAACCTAGTGCCTAACGATGTACCGTCAGACATCTACTCAGATGTAGCAGCACGAGCAACTGCCCTAGTTACTGCTGATGCAGAGCAGGGTGATGAGCTTGCAAAGAAGTGTCTAGAGTTTGGAATAGACAGGTCACTGACCAAGAGACCAGTGATGATTGTACCCTACTCCGGTACACAACATGCCTGTCGTGAGTATATACAGGAGGCTATTGATGACAAAATAATTAAGAAGGGTATGCCTAATCCATTTGGTGATGACCTGTTTGGTGTGGGTGTGTACCTAGCCAAGCATGTGTGGCAGGGTATCAATGAGACTATCTCTTCAGCACGGCAGGTTATGGACTATGTGAAGGAGGTAGGCTCACACTACGGTGCAGCCAATCAGCACATGGAGTGGATCACACCAACAAACTTTCTTGTGGTGCAGCCGTACTACAATACAAAGAAGCGGCTCATCAAGACACACATTGATGGTAACTTAGTCTACCTTAGTTACCAGCAGGAGCTACAGGACAGTGTGAACCGTTCTCGTATCTCAACAGGGGCTAGTCCAAACTTCATCCACTCGTTGGATGCAGCAGCCCTGACGTTCACCATCAACAAGTGTCTCGACACTAACATGATGGACTTTAGCATGGTGCATGACAGCTATGGGACACACAGTCCTAACATGGGTATCATGAGCCACACACTACGCGAAGCCTTTGTAGATATGTACCAGAAGTATGACGTACTACAAGAGCTACGTGACCATGCTGTTGCCACCCTTGGTGACAGTACAATACCACAGCCTCCGACTAAGGGTAGCTTGAACCTATCAAGGGTGATGGAGTCAGACTATTTCTTTGCCTGATTTCTAAAGTTGACCTATAGCCGAAGCATAACTAAACATTTACTTAGGAGTTAATATGACCAAAGCAAAGAACAAGAGTGTTGCAGGTAAGGCCATGTGGGTTAAGGTGTTTGAACCAGACACCAAGTTTAATCCTGATGGTGTATACTCTGTGGACTTACTTAAGCCACAACTAGAAGCAGCAAAGTTGAGTGACTATCTTGAAGGTCTAGTCAATGATCGACTAGAAGAAGAGGTGAAGTCTAACCCTAAACTACAGGGTAAACTGTCCACTCACTTGCCATTTGAAGAAGACACAGACCAAGAGGGTAATGATACTGGTGACATCAAGTTCAAGTTTAAGCTTGATGCAGTAGGAAAGAGGCGTGATGGTACTACCTACACCCAGAGTCCTATCGTTGTTGATGCAAAGCTAACACCTATGGATGGTAGTGTGTTGATTGGTAACGGCAGTGGTATCAACGTATCCTTTGAGCCACGTACCTACTACATCCCTGCCACTAAGATGGTAGGTGTGAAGCTGCATCTCCGTGGTGTGCAGGTGCTAGACCTAGTAGAGTATGGTAACGGTGCTGCATCCATGTTTGATGAAGAGGATGGGTATGTAGCAGCAGCAGTGGCTAAGGATAACACTGCTGAGATGTTTGATAATGAACCTGCTACTGGTGATGCCGATGACGAAGGGGACTTTTGAGGCAAGGGTTATCTCAGACCTAGATGAACGTGGTGTTCCATATCAGTACGAACCAGAGAAGATTGCGTACTATGTGGAACGCCACTACATCCCTGACTTAGCAGTAGATACTATGATTGTAGAACTGAAGGGGTACTTCCGGCAGGATAGCCAGCGTAAGATGAAGGCTATCAAGGCACAGTACCCTGACAAGGATATACGTTTTGTATTTCAGAACGCCAAGGCTACAATACAGGGTGCTAAGAAAAGAAAGGATGGGTCTAAGATGACCTGTGGTGAGTGGGCAGACCGTCAAGGTTTTGTCTGGGCAGAAGGAACTATACCAGAGGAGTGGTTGTGATGACACCAAAAGAAATGATAGAGAATGAAACATTTATGAAGGCTGTTGAGAACATCTACATGAAGTGGAGTAAGGAAGATTTAATATCAGAAATCTTTGAGTTCATGTCAGTATCAGACTATAAGAAAGTGTTACGTAACTTCTCTCAAATAGATGAGATTAAAGCAGACTTTGAACAGTTTGAAAAAGAATTTTATGAGGGCTGTGTGCGATGAGTGTCATTGATGTAAGAGAAGAATGGGTATCCGAAGTAGACATGAACGCTGAGTTTGGTAGTGACGGACTGAGTGTATCAGTCTATGTAGACCAGCATGAACTAGTAGAACATACAAACTACTATG